TTTTTTTTTCTTGGACGCACAAACACTTTCCGCAGATTACAACACACGATGCCAAGCATCACTGGAGGCTCTCCATTGAAAGTGGTGAATCCAGCTAATACACATCCAAATATAGTATAAAAGGTGTTAAATACACCAAACGCACAGGTGGTCAAACCACACTACAGACATAAGATACTATATATTGTGACCCGATAAAAGCTTGACGGCGAGGCGATAACAGTGACTAGTTTACCTAATCTTCCCTACAGTGATTTCATACCAAGTAAAGTGTGCATATTTTGGTTAACATCACGTGCAGTATGCCTTTCTGTGTCCTCACTCATTTGTCCAACGTTACCATCTAATCCGAACATTTTGCTTGTAACGTTAGAAAGGGCAGCAGCCTTCATTTGTGCGACTGCTTCACGAGCTCGTGCTGGCGTTTTTGAATTAACTTCAAAGAAGTCAAAAGCATAGCGAGCCAAACTCATGTCTCTAAGATTTCTTACCAATCCGTACCTAGGCATGTACGGACGTTCAGAATTCCGAAGCTCTATGTAAGCCTCCGCTGCGTCTGAAAAGTGATGCATGATTTGTCGTAGCGTTGGCTTAGCATTTTCTACCATTGGTTTTAGTGGGTATTCAACTTGATCTTCGCCATCCATCATTACCCACATACCACTAATGTCTGGTGAAGTTCCATTGTCAATGCACCATACCATGAAACCATTCATAACTATTCCCATTTGAGAATCATTCAATCCATACTCAGATTTAACTGTTTCGAACCAAGTTTCAAATTGTGACCTTGTTGCTCTAGTATTGAATAGATCAGTTTGATCAGGTTTATACTCTAGAAGATGATTGAGATTGAGTATGACATTTCCTTTAACCATTGGCATTTTCATTTTCTTTGTAATCTTTTGTAAACGTGGAACTTGGCCTCGCGAACCAACATCGACGTCTTTATCGCGAGCTTCTGGTTGTGTCATTACTGTCCCAGAACCACTTGCCACACCTTTTTCTTTAGGTTTTCCCTCCTGACCTGCGTCAATAACTGTTGGTGTTTCCCCTGCTTGCATACGCACTTGGTCTTCCTCATCATCTCCATATGTGAACACTTCAAGATATCTCATCAACTCATCAGTAGTCGCCTCCTCGTCTATATATAGTTTTCTAAGAGCAGTTTCCGCTATATATGGTGTCTTGCCAGCCACTGATAAAGCTTTGAATTCCGGTTTTTGTAATAACCACAAATAGAATTTCCGAATTTCCTGCAAAAGCTCATTATGTCCCCAAGCTTCTATCATTGCAGCACAAATTGCCTCAGTACGGTGCATTAATTCTTTGCTCCTATCCCATTCCAGAATCGATACAATACGCTCTTGCTCTAACTTGGGGATATACACATCATTTATAAGCTTTGCTTGATGTGACATAAACCATAACTGCTCTCGCTCCCTTGTTCTCTCAGAGAAGTCATAACTCAATCCAAGTTCCCAAAAAGATTCCTTGAATGTGTCAAGAATGTTAACACTATGAGGTTCAACTGCTAGTATTATATCATCCCCATTTGCGAAGAATATAAGCTTATCTTTAAGTTCGCTACAGATCCAGCCAGATTTCAAACAGGAATAATAAACAGCAACAACAACCATAAGTGTGTTATCAACAACTGTAGAGGGTTGCCCACTGTTGTTCCC